AAAAAAAAAAGAGAGAGAGAGAGAGGTCATAAGGGGGAGAGGAGGGAGGGGGGGGTAGGGCATGGGGGTCAACGGACAAATGTATCCAGTAGTGTAATGACTCTGTAACTAGTCTGTAACTACAGTGCGACTGCTCTGTGAGAAACCCACACACACATTGATCACATTTTTGCCTTATTTTGGCCACACTCTAGTGCGACTATAGTCCGGGCGCTTATGTCCAGAATAACCGCCCGCGCGATTTTACTAGCTCCGGGCAAGAGAAGGAAAGAGAAGGAAAGAGAAGATGAAGAAGCTACTCATTTGTCCAAAGTGCGGGAGTGTCGACGCAACACGGAAAGAGAAGTATTGCACTTGCCATCGTTGTGCACATCGTGGCTCTTTTCGAGACTTCCGTCAAGGCGGACCAAACCCTGGAAATCATTCGTACCCGAATCAACACTGGCGCGATCCCGTCGCGATGTCAATGGACGGCTACGATGGGACAAAAAGGAAAGACTGATGCACCAAGAAATCAAATACAAAGACGCACCTCGTAAGACGCTCGACCGGCGTGCCCTCATCGACACCCTTCAATATTTGTCTCCGAAGAACTTCAAGGCCGTCGCAAAGGCAGCCAAGGCCGCAAAGACACCTCAAGACATTCAATGGATCAATGTCGCACTCGGAACGCTCGCCGGAGTCTCAGGTCGTCCCTTCCATGCCTTGTGTCGCCGCTACGCCTTGGATGTCTATCGCCTCTGGATGCACGAGGGCGAAGAACCCATCTGGACCGATCAAGACGGCTTCGTAGTGGAATCTGTCTCATGACCAGAAGAGTTGCACCGAACCTCACGAAAGGAAACAAGATGAAACAGACAATAGTAGACAGCAAGTACTTCGCAGATATCCACGGCCTGCGCACAGCCCATATGTCAGGTCTCGGAAGCATCTATCACGACGATAGGGACATCAACGACAGGCGATATGTTGCCACCTCACGCTACTCCGGCGATGTAACACGCTGCCACACCCTCTCAGGCGCACTGGGGCTTCTCGAGATCACCGCCGACCGATTCTCTGTTATCGCTCCCGCGTACAATGAGGCCTCGCATGTCGTTTGAACTCCGCAATTCTTTCCTTCTATATCGAGGAGCTTCCAGATGAACCAAGCAGCTGAGACCTACAGCCCCGTGCCGCTCAGTGACGAGCAGAGTCAGAACTTCATCCTGCACTCTCTCCTCCTCCACGTCGACACCACAAGGTGCTCGAAATGCACAGCGGTACATACGACATCGAAGGCGTTCAAGGTCTTCATTCACGCGACAATCCCAGGAGCCAGGCGCCTCATCCCTATCTCCGAACTGCCTTCCGAACCACTCAAGGTCGGCGTCTCGGAACTGAAGGTGAAGATTGTCGCCTTCTGTCATCTCTGCGTGGAAACCATTCCTGACGCCGAAGAGAAACTTCGCTTCTCCGAGTCCGAGTGGAGGACTGTTCTTCGCGAAGATCAGAAGCGACGCACCGCGGAGAAGCGACGCACCACGGAGGTGAAGAAGAAGACCCGCACGCCCCTCCACCCTTCCGCCGCCGATCTCGCCGATCTCCCATTCTAGAAAGGACTTCAGATGAGTCTCATCAGCGATATGGCAGACGACGACAATACAAATATCTGGGCTATCTATCATTCATCTAGCCGAAAAAGGACAGCAAATGAAACGCAAAGCACTTAATGAACTCGCCTCCTTCATTGAAAACCACAAAGAGCTTCCCTTCAACATGTTATTCCACAGCATACCCAATGAAGAAAGCGCCGGCTGCATCTATGGTTTCCATGAAGCACTTCACGATCCAATAGGACTGACAACTTGGGCGAGATTCGCAACCCACTACGGCATTCAAGTCGAACAAGCTCGGAATCTCTATGGTGGGGGTGCCGCAGGACTAGGAAATATAACACGGCGCTGCGCCGTTCGCGCCATTCGTCGCCTCGCCCGCACCAACGTAGTCTCTTTTCGCATAAAGGACATATAAGAATGCCCCACATCCTCTTCACCAACCCAGGTCTCGTGGACCCGCTCGCCCTCCACCTCATCGGTGCCTCCACGAAACGCAACGACAAGAAGACCATTGGTCAGTTCGGCTCCGGCTTCAAATATGCCGTTGCATGGCTCCTGCGCAACAAGGTGAATGTACGAATCTTCTCAGGAACAGAGGAGATCCTCCTCACCACGAAAGACCAAGTACTTCGCAACGTCGTCTTTCAGACCATATGTATCAATGGAACACCTACGTCGCTCACCACCGACTTTGGTCCAGACTGGTCTGCCTTCGACACCATTCGTGAAATCTATTGCAACGCCCTCGACGAAAGTGGTATATACGAAGGCACTGTACACGGCTCACCTCTAGGTCGCGCCGGACAAACCCGTATCTACATCGAAGTCAACAGCGAAGTGAAGAAGGTCGTCGAGGAATGGGAAGACTATTTCCCCTCAGCAACTCCACTCTTTTCAGCTACCGTGCTCCAGAAAACCGTCCACGTTCTCGCTCGCACCCCGACGCGTCCCAATTGCACCATATACCGCCGTGGCATTCAAGTCTCATATCGCGACGAGCTCTCACTCTTCAATTACGACGTTGAGCAGTGTACCATTAATGAACTGCGTCAGATCACATCTGTCTTCGACGTCCTCGCATCAATCACACGAACATGGGCCTCGTGCACTGACAAACGCCTCATCGCAACCCTCCTCATCAACCTCAGCGGAACATTCGAACATTACGCTTTCCGAAACTATTCTGCACGAACCTTCTCAGACACTTGGGAGCAGATAGTGAAAGAGGACCTCATTCTCGCTCCTGAATCAATGCGTCCCTCGCACTCCGCCGTGCCCCGCTACACATACGTCCCGGATGAACTCTACAACGCTCTCGATGCACAATTCGGCATTCTCATTCAACACAGCCCGCCAGCAACTGACTTCACCGAAGAACCTCTCACCGACGAACACCAGAAGATCTACGACAGCGTCGTTACCCTCATGCGCAAGGTCGGCATCGACTTCAACTGGATCGTCAAGCACGGACGCATATATAATGAGAAGAGAACTGTCTACGCCAGAGCAATCTCCATCGGAGGCCGTCCACTCCACATCGAAGTGAACAAACTTGTCTTCGATCGCTCTCGTTACTTCCTCCTCTCCACCCTCATCGAAGAGCACATCCATCTCGCCAGCGGTGCCGAAGACTTCACAAGACAGTTCCAAGACGCCGTACTTGATCTCTTCGCAACCACCATATATGATCAAATCGAAGGCGCCGATAGCCCTCACGATCGGATCAACGCCGACGATCTTCCTTTCTAGAAAGGACACCCGAATGCCCTGGCAAAACAACTTCAAGAACTACACAGCGGGGACTGCTTTCTGCATGACCTTGTCAACGAACCAGATAAGTCTTCTCTTCTTCATCGACGAGAATGAAACAGAGGTCGACAATGAAGATTCCAAGAGAGCTTGGCGTACCATAGGCGGCACGGCAAACTTCATCGGTGTCTACAGATCACTTGAACGTCGCGGTCTCGTGGAATACAACAGGCTTGCTCAACTCACAAAGTTGCGATATGATCATGTCGGCTGGTGTCTTGTGAGAGGCGGACCCCGCGTCCGACTAAAGTGGATATACCGCACGACGCCCGCAGGCAAACTCCTTCTGAGTCTCCTCCGTCTTGCAGAGCTTGAACCCACAGAAAAAGAAAGTGAAACCCAATGAACCCCTCAAAACGCCCACGTCGCGACCTTCGCTCCTTCGATCCACGCATCAAGGAACTCATGATCCGAGGAGCAAAAGAAGAAGTCGAAATTCCCTTCAACACTCCCGGCCGCGCCTTCGCCTTCCTTCGTACCTTGAATGACTTCCGCAAGACCTACGCCTGGCACAACCCGGACGACGAAATGACTCGCCTCCTCTACCGCTGTAAGGTCTCTCGTCCCAAGGGACCCGCAGGGGCCGCAGGACGAACCATCTACCTTACTCCGCACGACACAGCGTTCAACGACGTGTTCGAAGCCCTTGCCATACAGAAGCCGGATGAGACAGACGACGAAGACTTCGTTGATCCTCTCGTATACATCCCAACGGAGACATCGACATGACTTCTTCCCACTCTTGCGACTACAATCATCCTGACGGTCGAACATTCTTTGTTGAATACACCCGAGTACCTTACTATCCCGCACAGACCTTGGGCTCGCCAGAAAGCTGCCATGACTCTGAAGGGGGTGAGATCGACGAGATTCGTTTCTTCATCGCCGAAGAGGAGATCAATCTTCCTGACTCAGAAGTCACTTATGCCATCGACATCATCGACGCCTTTTGGTTCACCTCCGACATCGACAGTGATTCCTGATGGATCGCACCCTCGCACGAAGAGAAATCGCACTCATGTGTCTCGACGGACGCATCTCTTATCAATGCGGACAACTCTTGACGAAACTTGTTGGCATCTATCCAGAACACGCCACGGGAGATGAACTCTTTCAACGAATCGACAACAGGAAACGAAGTACTCAGCACGCCGCAGTCGTCTTCGCTCACAACAAAATCCATACGAGACCGCTGTCTTGTTCCTTCGTGCTGAAGGCCTTGAAGGGTCCCGGCGGCGGCTACGTACTTCGCCCATCTTCAGAACGTTATCCACAGCCGTCACCAATCCCCCACGACTTGAAGACGGAAATCTTCCGCGCCATCACTTGCGGTCACGGGCGTCTCATCGTTCGAAATCTTCTCGAACACTACCCACTATCGCGCACCACAGACCAGCTTATTCGCTACCTCTACAGTGGACCCAACGCGGAACCCCAGTACGCCGAAGCTACCTTGCGCCAGTCCGTACTTCGTCTGCGTCAGAACCTGAAAACCTCCGGCGTCCCATGCACCATACTGACCCGAAAATGTGCAGGCTACTACCTTCGCGAGTCAAAATAAATTGCGATATGGCAGAAAAAACTTGACTCTCATTGAGAACTAAGGCATACTTAGGGCGGTTATTAATCCCATATCCGCCCACATTTAAGGAGACTTCCAATGCCCCGACGCCGTGAGAACACTACGGAGTGGAAAGTCAACATTCCAGAAGAAACAGCGGCTCGAGTTGAAGAACTGCTCTGGAACCCCACACAAAACAAGCCCTTCTATGGAGCACGCTCGAAACTAATCGATCGTCTGCTCGTCGAATGGCTCTCCACAAATCCACCTCCCGCTGTAAGCGAATATGCAGGGCGCTCATCATGAACGACACACTCCCCAACACCACACTCACCACCACCTCGGACGCGGCACAAAACGACCTCCTTGTCAAAGCCGGTCTCACCGACCTTGCCACACACGACCTGACTTTCCTCGACGCCATGTCCGATTCCGAACTGGAACTGCTCCGCCGCGAACTGGTCTCCAAGTCCCGCAGCGGCAACTCCGTGGACATGTTGTCGGACGAAGAACTCCACACCCTCTGTGGCATCCATTCCAAACTACGCCGTCGCAACTCTGGCCCACCGAAGAAGAAAAGTGGGAAAGCTCCATTGCGTCCAAGCGCCGCCGACACTTCCGATCTTCAATTCTGAGGTACCTCCAGAACGAAGCACACTCTGACATCTAAAAGGACCCTTCCCCATGAAAGACCGACTTAACGAAACCTCTTCTGTCTTGCCCCGCTTCATCTTCCTGAACGGACCCGCAGGTTCCGGCAAAGACACACTCGGCACAGCTTTGCACGAGATCGACCCCGCCATCGCCGTCACGAAGCTTGCATACCCCCTCTATGACATTCTCTCCATTGTGAACAAAGGATCATGCGACCCACTAACCATGGCGGAGGCGGAGAAGGCGGGACCAATTACCCATCTTCCCAACGTCACAGTACGTCAGTTCCTCATCAACGCCGGCAACTTCCTGCAAAGCTACGACAAAGAAATCCTCGGTAAAATCCTCCTCGCGGAGACCAACGATGCTCCCGATTACATCGAGAACTTCGTCGTCACCGACTTACGCTTGGCCTTCAACATCACACACATCATTCGTAAAGTCGGCGCTGAGAACTGCGTTGTGATCAACCTCTTCCGTCCCGATCACACCTGGCGGGGCGACATCGGAACCTATATCACCTCCGACGAAGTCACCTGCCGCGTGCATCAACTTCACAACACAGGCACCATTGAGAATCTCACCGGCGCCTTCCTTTCGATGTTCAACATCGAAGTAGAGGGGCCCGATGGCTCTGTCGAACCCGAAGCAGTTCTTCCGACTCCATGATCGACCACTACACAGCCAAGAAAGTTCTACTTGCTTGGCAAGAAAGGAATCCCGAATGACCTCCTCAACATCACGCCAAATAACTATGTCCCCCGTCGTCGCCAAGTGCATCGTGGATATGTGGGCACTCATGCAAGAGATGGCAGTAGTGTACGACACCATGCAGCGCAATGCGAACAATGACGACAGCAATGTACTTCATGATTTCTATTTCGGAAATGCTCGCATCATTATCGGCGCAGAGAACCGCACGGAGAACGAAGCAGTTCTTCCTCCTTCCGCCCCTTCTTGTTGAAAGGCACCCCATGTCCGACCTTCAAACGACCGCCACGTATGAATCAACTCTCCCTCAATACATCGACGCCACGATCATCAACTCCTTCCGTTCCTGTCCGCAAAAGATGCGCCTCGAACACGTTCTCGGCCTTCGCTCCCCCGGTATTTCCATCGACCTTCACGCCGGCGGAGTCTTTGCTTCCACGCTCGAAGCCTTCGGCAAAGCAATCCACGTCGACAAGCTGGAACTGAACGACGCCATCCGCATTGCCTCGTCCGTCTTCTGGACCCAATGGGGCGACGTTGAGGCGCCCGCGAAATCACCCAAGTCCTCCGACCGTGTATGGGAAGCCTTCCTGGACTACATCCACACATACAGTCCGAAGATGGACCACGTGCAACCCTATTACGAATATTCTGACAGTCCTTTTGAGTTCCGTTTCGCCATCCCTCTCGAAGAAGAATGGGGTTTTCCCCTCCACCCATCTGGCGACCCCTTCGTCTATTGCGGACGCTTCGATCTTCTCGGCGTCCTGAACGGCAAAACTATTTGCATTCGTGACGAGAAGACTGCCAAACAGCTCGAACAAAGGTGGGCAGAGAAGTGGGACCTGCGCTCTCAATTCCTCGGCTACACCTGGGCCTGCCAGCACCTCGGTATTCCCGTGGGCGCCACCGTTGTTCGCGGCGTGATCATCCAGAAAACACAGCTGCGCCAAGTCGAAGCCATCAAAATCTACCCCCAATTTCTCATCGACCGTTGGTTCGAACAGCTTCGCCATGACGTACATCGTCTCTGGAAAGCTTGGGACGAACAATGGTTCGACTACAACCTTGGCGACACCTGCACCATGTACGGCCTCTGTCACTTCATGTCCGTATGCCAAGCCAAGCAGCCTGAGAAGTGGATGACGGAATACGAAGTCCGACGTTGGAACCCTCTGCACACCGATGGGGACGAAAACTGATGTTGACATATTCTTTACTCAAGCTGACTCGTGCCCAAGCCCTGCGTGATGCAGGCATTTCCTGAAAGGAACCCCTATGATAAATGAACATAGCGCAATAGGTAACATACAAGAGTTAAAGTTCGACGAAATTCTTCGAGATAGTTAATTGATTCTTTCACGTCTTACTTCTGCCAACGATCGTCTGGAGTCAAACGTCCAAAAAATCATGACATCTTCAACACCCGACATACCGAAAGGTGTGGAGACCGCAGAGAAAGTTCAAACCTACACTGAAGCATTGTTCAGCAACCACAGCAGAATGTCTGAACAACTCGATGTGCTCGAGGCAAAAATCAGCCAACTGGACCAACTCTGATGTCGGAAGCTCTCCCTCTCCTACAGAGTCCTTCCTTCCTTATTCTTGGACCTTCCGGTTCCGGCAAGACCTACTCCATCACCACGATGATTGAAGCCGGTCTCGACGTCTTCGTCTCCGTCACCGAACCCAATGGCGTGGACACCCTCATGGACGCCATGGCGGCGAAGAACCTCCCCATGTCCAAACTCCACTGGCACTACACCGCACCCACAAGTGCGGGATGGCGCTCTCTTCTGGACATGGCACGCACAGTGAACACCCAAGACTATGAGTCCATCACGAAGATCAAAGCCGGCATCGGGAAGAACGAGACGGGCCAGATCATGGACTTCCTGCAAAACCTGGCCAACTTCAAATGCGATCACTGCGGCCAGGAGTTCGGCGACGTCACCGAGTGGGGCTACAATCGTGCACTTGTACTTGATTCTCTCTCCGGTCTAAACATCCTTGCCATGCTGAACACTATCGGCTTCAAACCTTCTGCCCATCAGGGAGAATGGGGCATCGCGATGAACCTGGAGGAGCACATCATCATGAAGCTGACCGCTGACTTGACTTGTTTCTTCGCCGTCATCGGGCACATCGATCGGGAGCAAGACGAAGTCACTGGCGCCTCCCGCATCATGGCCGCCGCACTAGGGCGGAAGCTGGCTCCAAAGATTGCCCGCTTCTTCTCCGAGATCGTCCTCTGCACACGTGTCGGTACAAACTTCGTCTGGTCCACCACGGACCCTCAAGCGGACTTGAAGAACCGCGCCTTTCCCATTGCGGACAACCTTCCACCCAGCTTTGCGAGTGCCATCGACGTGTATCTAAAACGCCTAGCTCTGGCGTCTAATTCTGAAGTGGATAAGCAGCACCCTGCTTCAGAACCTACCTCAGCTGCATCTTAAGAAAGGACGTCAACACTCATGTTTGACCCCCAAGAACTACTCAATGCCGCCTCCGCCACCCCTCTTGATACGAACTACACACCGTGTCCTGAGGGCGAGTGGATCGGCGTCCCCGACGGACCTCCTGAAATCCAGGCCTTCGCCGGGAAGAAGGATACCACAAAAACCTACTATCGCTGTGACCTTCTGTGGTCCATTGAAGACGAAGGCGTCAAGCAGCAACTCGGGCGTGACAAGGTCGTCGTACGTGACAGCTTCTTTGTCGACTTCGACTCCTCTGGTCAGATCGCCGGCGGCCCGAACGTCAACATTGAACTGGGCCAACGCTTCGATGCAGGCGGACTGAACAGCGGAGGTGCCTCGATCGGCCAGCTCGGCAACTTGCCTCGCTGCCTCTTGCGTGTGAAGCACCGTCCCGACGAAAACGATCCGGAACGGAAGTATGCCGAAGTCGGTCGCGTCGTTGCGGCATAAGAAGAAGCTCTGGTGGGGCTGACTACCCCTCTCGAGCCTTGCGGCGGAGGAGGAATTAAAAAGCCTTCTCCGTCGGCATCAGAAAGGAACTTCCAAATGAAACTAATTCCACGCTCTGACCTCATTGTCGAAGACAGACAACGAACCTCGATGGACAAGAAAGACATCGAAGATCTGAAGATCTCCATCGGCACTAAGGGACTCTTTCATCCTCCCGTTGTGGTCTACATTCCCTCCGCCCAGAAATACCGTCTTGTCGCCGGTGAACGTCGCTTGCGCGCCACAGACGAGTTGTGTGCCGAAGGCAAATTCTACTTCTGCAATGCCCAGCCCGTGATGGACGGTGAGCTTCCCATTACCGAAGTGATGGACCTCTCTGCACTCCAACTGACGGAAGCAGAGTTTGAAGAGAACTACTTCCGTGTTGACCTGAATTGGCACGATCGCACAAGGGCCCTCGCGACCATTGCGAAGATGCGGGAAGCTCTCGACCCCAAGACCACGAAGATCGACGTCGCCCGTACTATCATCTCCAAGATGCCGACAAGTACAGATGGCACGACGCCGTCGGAGACCCATCTTGCACGCAGGATTTCTGAAGCCGTTGTCGTCGCAGAACATCTCGATGATCCCACGATTGCGAAAGCCCGCAACGCTGACGAAGCCTACAAGCTTGTCCTTGAGAAGGAATCCAACCTCTATCTTGCAGAACTCCATCGGCGGCGCCGCACCGCAATGTCGGGCAACGTGGTGTGTGAAGTTCGCCACGGAGACTCATTCGAAATCCTTCCGAAGCTGGACGACGCAACCTTCGACCTGATCCTCACCGAACCGCCCTACGGCGTCAATGCCGGGGCCAGTGGCTTCCGTGGACGCACAGTGCACCACCACAATTACGACGACACTCCCGACGCCGCACGGAAGATCCTTCAACTCATCTTGCAAGAAGGCTTTCGTCTCCTCAAACCGAGGGGAACATCTTTATCTTCACCGACATCGATCACTTCGCATGGTTGAAGGAGTCTGCTTCCCGAATGGCTTTCACACCATGGCGTACACCGATCATCTGGCAGAAGAGTGAGAGCGAAGGCCTCGCACCGTGGGGACGCCAGGGTTTTATCCACACTTACGACGTAATCTTCTGGGCTACGAAGGGACAGCTCGGTCTCACACGTCCCCTTCTCGACATCATTAGTGAGAAGCGTGTGTCTCGTTCCGAACGTCGCTATGGTGCAGAGAAGCCAGTTGACCTTCTTGCGAAGCTGATCGAACATTCCACCATCCCCGGCGACTACATTCTCGACCCTTGTGTCGGCTCCGGCTCCACCCTCGTGGCCGCGAAGAAACTTCTCCGACGCTCACTCGGAATTGAACTTGACAAGGATGCCGCAGACCTTGCCCTCGTTCGCACCGTAGAGCAGGAGGAACCGCCAGCGGAAGAACCATCGAACGAGGACCTGAAGGACATCCCCAATGCGTAAAGCTGACCATCGCTACGTCATAACTCAAGTAGGAATCGAGAAAGAGATCGACGGCAAGACGATCATTCGTACAGGTACACCTTCCCGTCTCATCTGGATCGAGAAGACCGACTACGAGTTCGTTGTTCCTTGCGATGAGATGAGACTTAGCTGGATCAAAATTCACTATCTGACCGCCTTCGGCAAAGGCATCACACACTACATGGAGCTAGACGAGTATGACCAACACATCAGACCCGAAGCAGGACGAGAAGGAAAAGAAGACATCCCCGAACAAGGAAGAACCACTTTCCCACCCTTCCACCGGCACCTACTATAGTCTTCCCGTCGTGGCCCGCAGCGGCTGGTTCGACTTGGGTATCTTCTTCACCATCATCGCGCTGTGCGGCATGTCCATTTCACTCGCCTGGCATGTCTCGAAGATAGAGACAGAGAACTTCTTCTACTCCAATCGTCTGGCACGCTGCTACGTTGTGCCTGAGCCGGATGGCACCGGGCGTCCCGCAATCCTTCGGCAGAAATCAAATGATAAGGCACCGGGATGAGAACGAGAAAAACAATCCTCATCTGGACCATATTCATACTATGGTTCATCTTTAGTGCAACTGAACTCATACAATGGAGCTTAAAATGAAAACCATCTCAATCATCGACACCGAAACCACAGGCTTAGACGAGAATGAAGACCACCTCGTAGAGATCGCCGCTGCCACCTTTGGCATTACTGAAGGCTCACCAGACTTGAACTACATGGAGCACAAAGCTCTGTTTGTCGATCCGGGTTGTCCCATACCCGCTGAAGCTTCCGCCATCCATCACATCATCGACAGTGACGTAGTCGATGCCACCTCGGAAGGTGATGCCCGCTATATCTTCGAGGGCGCAGATTACTACGTCGCGCACAATGCAAAGTTCGATCGCGGCTTTCTCCACTACGACGCCCCTTGGATTTGCACATACAAAGTGGCATACCGTCACTGGCCTGAGGCACCAGCACACAAGAACATGGTGCTTCACTACTTCTTGAAGAACACTATACCTTCGTGGTGTCCGAGAGACCTTTATCCCCATCGCGCCTTGTACGACGTTGCTGTCACTTCTGAAATCTTTCGTATACTCCTCAAATACCACACACTTGACGAGATGATTGCCGTCTCCAGTCGACCCCTGCTTCTGCGAACTGTCGACTTCGGCAAACACTTCGGACAAGATTGGTCGACCTTACCTGCTGGATATCTGCGCTGGATCACCAACAATGACTTCGATGAAGACACCATGTACACCGCCCGTCATTACTTGGGACTATAAGTCATGAACAAAACACCACGCTTTCAATCTCGAGTCTTCAATTGGGCTCTCGAATGTTTTGGACCCATGATAGCCAGCGACACTGTAGAGCGTAACCATCGCTTTCTCGAAGAGGCTCTCGAGCTTGTCCAAGCCGCAGGCTGCACCGAGCATGAAGCCCACCAACTTGTCACCTACACTTTCAGTCGTCCCGTCGGTGAACTGAAGCAAGAAGTCGGCGGCGTCATGGTCACCCTCGCAGCGCTCTGCAATGCACACACGGTCTTCATGCACATCGAAGGCGATAAGGAGTTGATGCGTTGTCGCAAGAACATCGAGAAGATTCGAACGAAGCAAGCATCGAAGCCCGGGATCGGACCACTTCCAGGAGATATACAATGACAGTCAAACAGGTTTTATCAATCGAGAAGTTCGACACTTACGAAGTGCCTGCCGGACATTATATCGGGGATGCTAAGGAAATTGCGTGTGCTTTTGCTGAAGGTGTATCTTAATGACCGACATCTTCTTCGGCACCTCTGGCCCTCGCGACGCTCGCATCGCCCTCATCGGTGAGTCATGGGGACGTGAAGAGGCTTCATCTAAGAAGCCCTTCGTCGGCTCATCTGGCCAGGAACTCAACGCCCTACTGTCTTCTCTCGGTCTCTCTCGTGACGACTGCTTCGCGACCAATATCGTGGCGGCCCAGCCGAAGGGGAATAATCTGTGGGAGTTCTTTGAACCTAAGAAGATTGCGAAGCACACCCTCTGGGGACTCAACCCCTCAACGAGAGTGATTGATGAACTCGATCGCTTGCAGAAACAAATCGACGCGGTTGATCCTGATATCATTCTCGCCTTCGGGAACTGGGCACTGTGGGCCTTGTGCCAAGACTGCGGCGGTATCTCATCCAACACCTCTACGACGGGTGGCCGCCTCGTTCCCTCTGGAATCTTTGCATGGCGGGGCTCGATGCTGCGGTCCCGTCCCGAATTCGGTAACCGCAAAGTACTTCCCCTCGTGCATCCTGCGGCATGGATGCGGAATTGGACCTCCAGATCATGGACAGAATATGACCTTAAAGTTCGCCTTCCGAAGGCTTATGCAAACGACTGGGATATGCAGCCCCGCTTCGACATCGCCATCAAGAAATCCCTCTCCTACTACGTTGATCGAATGCAAGGCATTATTGAGCGCGCCGACAATGAACCTGTCGAACTCTCTGGTGACCTTGAGACCCGACGTCGTTGCATCACTTGCTATGGCATTGGAGAAGGAACTCGTTCAGCGTTTGTTATACCGCTCGTGGACATCGTCGGAAAGAGTGTTGTACCTTACTGGTCGCCCTCTGAAGAAGTCCTCCTCGTCAAACTGCTTCGGGATATCCATCGACACCCTAACGTGACGATGATCGGCCAGAACTACCACTACGACATGATGTATCTATATCATCACTACGGCATCCGCGCACACAAGGTCTACGACACCATGATGGGCCAACACGTGCTCCGTCCCGGCGAACCGAAGGACCTTGGCCACCTCTCTTCCCTCTATTGTGAGTACCACCGCTTCTGGAAAGACGACAACAAAGAGTGGGATATGAAGTCGACCATTGACGATCACTTCATTTACAACGGAGAGGACTGTTGTCGCACCTTTGAAGTGAAGGAAAATCAGTGGAAAACTATTCAAGCTTCAGGCTTCGAACCACAGTACCACGAGCAGATGGAAATCTATTGGATGGCCTTCCGTATGATGCAACGCGGCGTCCGTGTGAACACAAAACACAAAGCTGAGCTTGCCTTTCAACTCTCCGATGCAGCCAACGCACGCAGCATCTTCCTTCAGTCCCTCGTACCTCAAAATGAAGTGTCGCTCGACGCCAAGACTGTCTGGCCCTTCTCTCCTACACAACAGAAGGAACTTTTCGAGGACATCTTCGGCTTCACCATTCCGAAGCACCGCTCGACATACCGTCCCACACTGAACGAGGAAGCCCTCGAGACTCTCAAGGTGAAGCATCCTGAGTTCACTACACTTTTCGACACCATGCTCGACTTGCGTTCCATCCGTGTCTTCCATCGCACCTTCGTGAACGCCGCTACGGACTCCGACGAACGCTGGCGCTGCTCTTACAATCCCGGCGGCACAGAAACGTACCGCTGGTCATCGTCGAAGAATCCCTTCGGCACCGGCACCAACCTCCAGAACATTCCACAAGGATCAGAAGATGAATGATGTACGAAATCCAACATTCCAATTTCGAAAAGTAGACGAAGAAGCAAAGTTCGGTGTTGCCGGTGGGCTTAGCGAAGCAGCATTTGATCTTTTCGCTTACATTCAATCCGAGACAGGAAAGGCAAACTCCACTTTGATCTCAGCACAGAATGCACGTACCATTTACACAGGTATTTCTGCGATGGCTCCGAAGGGTTGGACACCAGGAATACGAACACATCCTAGCACGGTGCTCGACATCGGTAGTCAACCACCTTTATTCGTCTTCGACTTAACAACACCTAGCATTCACAATGTATGGACCGACCTATATGTCACTCTTTTCAACGGAGGTTTCAAAGCTGCCTACATCCAACACGGGCAAGCCATTGCTCGTCTGCAATTCGTACCAGTTTGGAGGGGAACCTATGAAGAAGTCCTGGAGAATTGAGCGGCCGTCAGCGTCCACTGAGGGCGTAAGGTCTCTAGAGGGTCCACACTTTCGTTGCGATATATGTCGCGATCGTGTTGCGGTGTGTCAGATTTCCATCTACGACGACATCTTAATTCGAGGTACCACCGCTGTGCAGTTGTCACGAAGTGAAGCCCAGACTCTCGCGGTGATGATCGATGCAATGCAGAGAACACAACAGAGCAAAGCTCTGAACAAGAAGGTGATTTTTCAACTCCGCAAGAAATTGGAGAACATCAGTCTTCCCTTCTCCATCGACACAACAGCAGACGGCAAGTACCGCCTTCTAACAACGGTGATCTAATGGCAGCCATACTTCCAAATATAAGAAAACTCTTCATACCCGATCCCGGCTACACCATTGCGGAGATCGATCTCTCCGGTGCCGATGCCCAAGTCGTGGCATGGGAAGCAGACGACACTGATCTGAAGAACGCCTTTCGTGCAGGTCTCAAAGTGCATCTGAAGAACGCTCGGGACATCTTTCCGAACGAAACCGCTGCACTTTCCGACGATGAGATCAAAGCTCAAGACGGCCCCGGCGGTATCTACTACAATTGCAAGAGAGCGGTGCATGCCACGAACTATGGTGGTAAGCCTCCAACCATTGCAGCGGTCTTGAAGTGGCAAGTTGTGCAAGCCAAAGCGTTTCAAAACGTCTGGTTCGGCCTTCATCCTGGCATCAGGGAGTGGCAACGAAGTACACAGCAAGACCTCTACCTCCACCGAAAGGTCACAAACAAGTTCGGATATTGTCGTACATACTTCGATCGTCCTGATCACCTGCTCGGACAAGCTTTGGCATGGATACCTCAATCTACCGTGGCCCTCTGTACTTTCAAAGCCGGTTTGCAAATGGAG